TTTGGACATAAAAATCTTAATACTACGCAATTTGTAGCATTTTTAGAAGCCGAAAAAGATATGTGTGAAAAACGAAAAGGAATGGCTCTTTTAAATGAGCTGCTTAATATATTTGAAAAGGAGAAAACGAATGAATGAAAAACAACAAGTTTTAAATCTAACTAATATTTGTGATGGAAAGTTAGAAGCTGAATTTGAGGAAATGTACAAAGATGCATTACGAAAAATCTCAAAAGGTCAGAAAGCTAAAATTACCATCAACATTGAAATGTTACGAGTTCCAGATACTGATACTATCGTAGAACTTGGTTACAATATCAAATCAACGTTACCAGCTATCTCACGTCGTGCTATTGGTTCTTATGCGGATGACTTCACCGTTAAAGTCGATGTCAACGAAAAGCCAGAATTGGAAGTTCTAACATTTAATTCAACAACAGAAAAGAGAGGTTAACACAATGGAAGAAAAATTTAACTTAAATGTACAAGCAGCAGAAAATGGTGAAGTTATTGTTCGTCATGGCGAAGCCAATGATGTATTTCAATATCACGGATTTAGATATGAACTTAGTAGTGCTGAATCATTTGTTAAAGGTGTAAAAGCTAAGGGCGACACTAAGAAATCCGTTATTACATATTCAGATAGAAAAGTTGTAGCCGTAACAGACTGCACCGTAACAGATCGTACACAAGACAAAATTGTATATGAATTTCAAAAAAGCGAACAATTTAAAGAATGGTACTCCATCTTTGATCTAAGTTTAACGCAAAAAGAAATGCTTGATTTACTCCGAATTCATGAACATGAAATCGAAGATTACGAAAAGCTTTTAATTGCTGTTAGAAACTTCAAATACGTAACACAAACGGAAGGCGATTTTACTAGAACTGATGATGACAACTATGTTATGAGCATCAAAGTAAAAGAAGCGGAAGGTACTTTAAAGATGCCTCGCTTTATCTTTGTAAACATGGTCATTCTTAATGAAAGCCAATTTACTCAAAAAGTTGAAGTGCAATTAGACATCATTAAGCCTAAAGATGAAGGGGATAAATTATCATTCAAGTTATCTTGCCCAATTATGAATCGTTACATTAAAGATGCCATCAAATCTGAAACAGATTCAATTAAATCTGAATTAACCAATTACTTGTTATTGGCTGGTACTCAAGAATAAGGAGCAAATACATGAAGGAATCTATAAAAATAAACTCATTCGAACTGGAAAATGTAAAGCGTGTTAAAGCCGTTTCTTATGAACCATCACCTAATGGGTTAACCATTATTGGTGGAAAGAACGGACAAGGGAAAACATCCATCCTTGATGCTATTGCTTGGACACTAGGTGGTGCGAAATTTGAACCATCTAGTGCAGTACGTGATGGAAGTTATAATCCACCTAAATTAGAAGTAAAACTCTCTAATGGGCTAGTGGTTACACGTAGTGGTAATAGCAGCACATTAAAAGTCGTAGATCCAGAAGGTAAAAAATCTGGTCAACGTATTTTAGATGGTTTTATTGGGCAACTAGCCTTAGACCTTCCTAAGTTCATGGAAATGAGTGATAAGGAAAAGGCAAATGAACTTTTGAAATTATTAGGCGTAGAAGACGAATTGAATAAACTCGAAGGTAAACACCAAGAGGTATATGCAAAACGTCATTCTATAGGGCAAATTGCCACTCAGAAAGATAAGTACGCTAAAGAGTTAGTTGGTTATGATGATGTATCACTTGAACCAATTAGCGCATCGGAACTTATCCAACAACAACAAACCATCTTATTGAAAAATGCAGAGAACCAAAAAAAGCGGAACAATGTGTCGGCCATTCAAGCTCAAATGGTTACTGTTAATAACTTGGTTGATGAAGCACAAAAGAAACTCGAAGAATTGCAAGCTAAACAAGCACAATTAGCGGAAGATTACGACATCGCAACAACGGCAGCGAAAGATCTCGAAGATGAATCTACGGCTGAACTCGAGGAGCAAATCAAAAATGTTGATGCCATCAATCAAAAGGTACGTGCTAATCAAGAACGTGCAAGAGCATTACAAGAAGCTGCTGATTATAAAGCAGATTATGACAACTTGACTGGTGAACTTGAAACCATCAGACAAGATAAAAATAAGCTGCTTGAATCTGTACAAATGCCTTTGCCGGGATTATCTATCCAAGATGGCGTTCTTATTTACAATGATCGTCAATGGGATTGCATGAGCGGTGCTGAGCAGCTCAAAGTGGCTACGGCCATTGTTAGAGCTTTAAATCCTAAGTGTGGATTTGTACTTATGGATAAACTCGAACAAATGGATGTAGACACTATGAAAGAATTTGGGGCATGGCTTGAATCGGAAGGCCTACAAGTCATTGCGACTCGTGTTACTAATAACCAAGATGAATGTTCCATCATTATTGAAGATGGACACATCAAAGGTGAAGAGTACAGCAATGTGGCAGCACCAGTTAATAAAACTAAACCTGAAAATGAATGGGGTGATTTTTAATGAATATTACAACTGGTAAACGAAAACGAGCTCAGAAGGTCGTTGTGTATGGTACTGAGGGCATTGGTAAAACAACCTTTGCTAGTCACTTCCCATCCCCTGTATTTATCGATACGGAAGGCAGCACAGACCATTTAGATGTAGCTCGTACAGATAAACCTACATCATGGCAAATGCTAATTTCCTTTGTTAAGGAATTTGCAACAATGCCGGGATTCTATCGGACTTTAGTCATTGACACTATCGACTGGGCGGAGCAGTTATGTGTCGAGTATATCTGTGCTAAACATAATAAATCTGGTATTGAAGACTTTGGTTATGGTAACGGTTATGTATTCGTCCGTGAGGAAATGGGCCGTTTCCTAAATCTACTTGATGAAGTTATCAACGCAGGTATGAACGTAGTTCTTACTGCTCATGCCCAAATTCGTAAATTTGAACAGCCAGATGAATTAGGCGCATATGATCGCTTTGAATTGAAGCTTGGCAAAAAGACAGGAAGTCAAACCTCTCCACTTATTAAAGAATGGGCGGACATGGTGCTCTTTGCCAATTATAAAAACGAAATCATTACAACTCAAACTAACAAAAAGAAAGCAACCAATGGTAAACGGTTGATGTACGCAACACATAATCCTGCTTGGGATGCTAAAAATCGTCATGGGTTACCAGATGTAATGCCATTTGAATACAGTCAAATCGCTCATGTTATTCCTGATGATATTCTACCAACTACTGCAGCACAAGAAATAGCGAAAGCCGCTAATAATGAATATGCTCCAGAAGTAATGAATGCTACCAAGGAACAAGTTGGGGAAGTTACTACAACACAACCTGTAATAACACCACCTCAGGAAAATGTTGACACCAACAAAAACGAAACACCATTAGTTGAAACGGTTATTCCTAAACCGTTAAAAGACTTAATGGTTAAAGATGGTATCACATTAGAACAAGTTCAATCAGTAGTAATCGCTCGTGGTAAATATCCAGCTGGTACACCATTTGAAAATTATGATCCAGAATTCGTTAACGGATGGATTATCCCATTCTGGCCAAATATTGTTGAAGCAATTAAGAAAGGAAATTAATTATTATGAAAGCACAACAAAGCAATTTTGAAACATTCGGTAAAGCAGAAGAAGTATATTCATTTGATCAACCTATTTTAGCGGAAGAACGTGAATATACATTACTTGAAGCTGGTACGTATCCATTTGTAATCACAGATGTAGCGAAGAAATTCTATGAACCTAAAGAAGGTAGCAAATTGCCATCTTGTCCACAGGCTCAAATTACCCTCGAAGTAGATGGCGGTGATCAAGGCAAAACAAAATTAATTCACAACCTTTTCTATACGAAATCTACAATCTGGAAAGTTACAGAACTATTTATGGCCGTAGGTCTTGCTAAAAAAGGTGAAAACTACAACCCTGACCCTGACCAATTAATGGGTAAATCCGCTATGTGTGAGCTAACACAACAAGGCTATGTAAAAAATGACGGTAATAATGGTACTCGTAACGAAATTAAAAAATGCTTTGCAAACCCTAATGCTCAAGCAAATGGATATGGTGCATTCTAATGGAACTTAGACCGTATCAACAACAAGCTGTAGATTCGATATGGCGTGAATGGGAAACGGTTAATAAGACATTATTAGTTCTTCCAACCGGTACAGGTAAAACAATCTGTTTTGCCAAAGTTGCTGAGGAAGCGGTTCGCAGGGGTAAGCGTGTTCTTATCCTTGCGCATCGTGAAGAACTATTGCAGCAAGCCTCTGACAAAATTATGAGTGCGTCAGGGCTTACAACTGCAATGGAAAAGGCTGAACATACATGCATTGGGCAATGGGATCGCATCATAGTGGGTTCTGTTCAAACATTATGTAAAGACAAGCGATTGTCAATGTTCAGTAAAACGTACTTTGATGTCATTATCATTGACGAAGCACATCATGCTGTATCTAGTAGCTATCAAGCTATTTTAAATTATTTTGACCAAGCAAAAGTATTGGGGGTTACGGCTACACCAGATCGCTCGGACATGAAGAATTTAGGACGTGTATTTGAAAGTTTAGCATTTGAGTACACGTTACCTAAAGCTATTCAAGAGGGTTTCTTATCTAAGATTAAGGTGCAAACATTGCCGCTAACACTAGATATCTCATCGGTTAAGATTTCAACTGGTGATTTTGCCGTAGGTGATATCGGCAGGGTATTAGAACCTTACTTAGAAGAAATAGCCAATAAATTAATGGAATACAGAGATAGAAAAATCGTCGTATTCTTACCATTAATTGCTACTAGTCAACAATTCTGTGAAATTCTTAATGAGCGAGGATTTAAAGCAGCAGAAGTAAACGGCAAAAGCCAAGACCGTACTGAAATTACACAGGCATTTGCTGAAGGTAAATATAACGTACTTTGTAATTCAATGCTGCTCACGGAAGGTTGGGATTGTCCAAGTGTTGATTGTGTCATTGTATTACGTCCTACTCGGTCTCGTGCCTTGTATTGTCAAATGATAGGCCGTGGTACACGTCTTTCACCGGGGAAAGACCATTTATTGATTTTAGATTTTCTATGGCATGTTGAACGTCACGAATTATGTAGACCGGCTCATTTAATCGCTAAGTCAGATGATGTGGCCAAGCGCATGACGGAAATTCTTGAAGAAAAAGGAATGGACCTTGAAGAATGCGAAAGGGATGCAGAATCTGATGTATTGGCTCAACGTGAAGAAGCGCTTGCAAAAGAACTCGCTGCTATGCGTAAGAAAAAAGCACAACTTGTTGATCCATTGCAATTTGAATTTTCAATCCAAGCGGAAGACCTCACTCATTACACACCAGCCTTTGGTTGGCAAATGAGCGCCATTACTGATAGTCAAAAGAAAACGCTTGAGCAATTTGGCATCAATGGTGACAACATTGAAGACGCTGGCAAAGCATCTATGCTCATTGATAGATTGCAAAAACGTCGTGAAGAAGGCTTGTCTACCCCTAAACAAATTAGATTTCTTGAAAATAAAGGCTTTAAAAATGTAGGAACATGGACCAATAACCAAGCCTCTAAGATGATTAGTCGTATTAGTGCTAGTGGTTGGCGTATTCCTAAAGGTGTAGTGCCTGCTACATACAAGCCACCTGTAGAAGAATTCGTTCCTCAATGGTAAGGAGTTAACATGGAAAGCAAAATTGATTTACGAGAACTACTCGAATATATAGACCCTGCCCAATGCTCCTATGAGGAATGGTTAAACGTAGGACTTGCTCTCCATCAAGAGGGTTATCCTATGTTTATATGGGAAGAATGGTCTGCAGATGATGGAGAACGATTCCATGAAGGCGAATGTGCTGCTAAATGGGAGTCATTTGGTAGGTACACCGGAAAGCTTGTTACCGGAGCCACGATCACGCAAATGGCAAAAGAAAATGGATGGACATCAAAACGTAAGCTTGAAAATAATGAGGCATTAAGTTTTGACTCCATGGTATTGGCCACAACTCCGGAACAGTATCAAGTTGTTGATAAGAACTGGATTGAAGAATCAGATGTTACAATTCCTAAATCTTATCCTTTAGAGCAACGTAAACGAGATATACTTACCTATTTGACCACGTTATTTGAGCCAGAGGAGTACGTTGGATATGTCGTTAATACATTTACCTTACCAGACGGCAAACAGTCCCCTACGATGGGGAATTATAGCCGTACGGTACAACAAATCATAGATGGTATTAACGGTACGACACAATTAGAAAACGTGTTCGGCACCTTTAACAAAGAAATGGGCGCATGGATTCGGTTTAATCCAATTGATGGCAAAGGGGTTAAGAATGACAACGTAACCGCATTTCGGTATATGCTCTTGGAATCTGACAATATGTCACTTGGAAAACAAAAAGCCATTCTTGAACAATTAGAATTACCAATTGCAGCTATGGTATTTAGTGGTGGTAAATCAATTCATGCCATCGTTAAAGTTGATGCTTACTCGTACGAGGAATACAGAAAGCGTGTTGACTTTATATATTCCATTGCTCAGAAAAATGGCTTCAAGCCAGATAAAAAGAATCGCAACCCTAGCCGATTATCAAGGATGCCGGGCGTTATGCGTGATGGTAAACCCCAATTCCTTATGGCAACCAATATTGGTAAAGAAAACTATAAGGAATGGGAAGAATGGATCGCATCTGTTAATGATGATTTACCAGAACCGGAAGAACTTGACGCATTATGGGATAACATGCCAGACCTAGCACCTCCATTAATTGAAGGGATTCTTCGTGAAGGTCATAAGATGCTCATTGCTGGACCATCTAAAGCAGGTAAATCATTTGCGTTAATTCAATTATGCATTTCCATTGCCGAAGGTAAGCCGTGGTTCGGATTTGACTGTACGCAAGGCAAAGTTCTATACGTCAATTTGGAACTTGATAGGTCCTCCTGCTTGCATCGCTTTAAAGATGTATATGAGGCCCTTGGACAGTCACCAACAAACATTGGGAACATATCCATATGGAATTTACGTGGTAAGTCGTTACCAATGGACCAATTGGCACCTAAGCTTATCCGCAGGGCTCAAAAGCGTAACTATAAGGCTATCATTATTGACCCTATCTATAAGGTTATTACAGGTGACGAAAACAGTGCTGATCAAATGGCTAATTTCTGTAATCAGTTTGATAAGGTTTGTACCGAACTTAAATGTGCCGTTATTTATTGTCATCACCATTCAAAGGGAAGCCAAACCGGTAAACGGTCTATGGACCGTGCATCTGGTTCTGGTGTATTTGCTCGTGATCCAGATGCATTACTCGACTTACTAGAGCTTGAACTCGAGAACATGAACGAGGATAAACTCCAAGATGCGCCTATTGATACTAGCCAATGTACTGCATGGCGAATGGAAGGAACACTTCGAGAATATCCGAAGTTTAAACCGGTGGACTTATGGTTTGAATACCCTATTCACAAAGTGGATACAAACGGGTTCCTTGCAATGGCTCAATTTGATAGCCCGCAGTCTAAAGGATTAGACAAGATGAATAAACGCAAGCAGGCCATTAAAGAAAAGAAAAAAGAGCAATTGGTAGATGCTTTTAATATTGCCGCTGCTGAAAATGGATTTAATGGCAGAGCAGATATTAAACGAGTAGCCGAAATTATGGAAGTTAGTGAAATGACCGTTCGTCGATATTTAAGAGAAACACCAATTTTTAATGTCGATAAAGGTGAGTTATTTAAGGTTGATAATTGTTAACATATTTACATTCACTCAGCATCATTACACCTACTGATTGGTTTTGATGCACACATTTGATTTTATAAGGAATAACGATGAAAAGCTTGGGCAGTACTTTATTTATCCTCGGTGTATTGGCATTCGGTTTG